TCATCATAGCTCGCATAGAGGGCATAACCTCTAGGTTTAAGATGGCATCCCGTAGTTGATTGACATAGGAATCGTTACCAGCTTTAGGGCGTACCACATTATCCATGTAGCGTTCTACTGTATCTCCCCAATCCTCACGGCCCTCACCGTCGATATACTTAGCGTAGCGAGACTTAGCAATAAAAGTCTGGTAGTCAGTTGGTAGGTAATTATTCATCGTCAGTCTTTCCTCTCGCTCTCATAGTCTTATCTTCTTTTAGCCAAACCATACGGTCAATATCTGATCTAGCTATACCAATGTCTAGTAGCTCTTTATCTGTCAGTTGATTAAGCTGCTTGATTGCTATTCTGTGGGTTCTCCATGTCGCAAGGTAGTTCATATATCTCCAGAACCACGACATGCCTGTCCTCTTCTTACTCATCGATTGTCACCTGATCCTTGTAGTGTACCGTTCTTAACATGCTCGTTTAACTTCTCCATGTTCAACTCAATGATCTTAACTAAGCTGCCACCAAAGATGTTAGACAGAGCTACAGTATAGAATAGTACGTCACCTAACTCTTTCAAGACTGCATCATCATCAATCCTGTTGTCACGAAATAGTTTCTTAATCTTCTCAGATACCTCTCCAGCTTCACCAGTCAACCCAAGAGCATTCTCAATAAGACGCTCCCGACCTTTAGTAATCATCTTGTCCTCTACAAACTGAGAATACATATCAATCATGTCTTTCATATCTTTCGCTGTAATCATCCGTATAATCCTTTCAATCTTTCTAGTGATACAAACTCTGGCTCATAGACCCCTTGCCTTATTTCTCTCTTAATTACACAACCTTTCCACCAATCTCTATTTGCTTGTCCAGCCCACGTTTCTTCTGAGCCTTTGTAGCAACCCGCAACCAAACCGATAATCCCGTTAGGGTGTGCGCCATCTTTAAACTTAAGATCACGTTTATGGCTATGCCCACAAGTAGAACTGTGATTACGATTGGCGAGTAGGCTATTAGCATGATGTAAACCAGACATAGCTGAACCAAAATTACCACTACTAAAGAAGTGAGCGTAAGAAACGCCATCATAGTCAGCGATAGCGGGGGCGCTATTAGTGTATTCGTGGTATTCGTCGAACCAGTGGTCTGTTTGAAGATGGCTGAAGGAAATCCCGTACTTGTCTCCCTGTAGTCTTGGGTCGTGTGCAATAGCCTTTTTGATTCTATTCTCATGGTTCCCCTCAAAGCCAATCCAATATGGTCGCTTATACTTTCTTTCGCTAGGTTTCTTCCGTAGACGATCCATTGCTTCATTGTAGCAGTTGATGTCCTGTTCGTAGTTCTGACTTACGATAGCCTCTGGGTAACGTGTATCGAAGGTATTAAGAGAGCGCATATCAGCACCATCACCCAAGTCAATTATATAACTAGGGTTTACTTCATAGATTAATTCCCCTAGCCAGTCGAAACGCTCATTCCCTGTCGAGGGGTCTGAGTGAGCGCATGAGAATACTACTGCTGTCTTAGCTGTCATATCGGGTATCCATTTCAAATTCTATTAGTATGGGTTCGATTGATCTGTAGAAGTGTTTCTGAAACTCATAGGCTGCATCAAAGGAGACAAACGGGATCTCTTCATCAAACATAATCTTACTTGGGTTTCTCTCTTGGGGATCTTCTACTCTACAGTTTAACCAGTAATTACCGTCTTCGTCTTCATAGGGGCCATCAAGAACACGATGGACTTTAATCAGGATTGTGTTAGCCATTCGTCGGGTATCCTTTTGTCTGCAGAAATAAAGCCGTACTTATTACACCAATCTCCGTAGGTACTCTTAGCGCCTTTGTATAACTTAGCCCTAGAGTTAGAGAAAACAAACCTTATGTCGAGAAAAGGATGTTGCTCTTTAATGATTATGTGCTTCTTTCTATCTGCTGCTACGAACCTACCCTTAGACTCAATGATAATTCCGTTAGGTAACTTAAAGTCAGGAGTGTAAGTTTTATATTCTACAAGATTCCATCTAATCTTTAGTTTCTCGTATTCAAAACCTACACCCCTACCCTCTAAGTCTTTAGCTATATCATCCTCTAGGCCTGACCTGTAACCATTCTTTATTGCGTGTCTTCTACGCTCACTGGTGGTTCCCATAGCTCACCCTCCTTACGTCTTAACCAGAGTAATCTTCCACACTCTATGGCATGGTCTCTATCTCCTTTGTAAGCTTCAAGGGCTGCTTTCCAGAAGTCTTCCTCTGTCTTACAGTCCTTGTAGATCTGAACGACTTTCTTAGGGCCAATTCCAGGAGCACCACCTATGTTATCTACCTTATCGCCTGTCAGTAGCTGAGTGTAGAAAGACCTTACAGCCTCTTCCTTACTGACTTTTGTGAAGGTTTCTTTAGTTAGGTTGTAGTGATGACAAGGTATCTGCATAAAGTCCTTATCTGTGGAAGCTATGGTAGTGCTAGGACCAAGCTTAGTTGCTTCTATGGCTATAAGATCATCTGCTTCTTCCCCTTCGCTAGTGATAGCATTGTAGTTTACAGTTAAGTAGTCCCTGATGAGGGGAAGGTATCTGGGCTTTACAGCCGCAACCCTATTACCCTTATAGACCTTCTTAGTAGCTATGGAATACCTGAAGTTACCTTTGCCTGTAAGGTAGACGGTGTACTCATCAGGGAGACTGAACAACGTAGTTTTATCCAGTATGTCCCCCATAAGCTCATCTACCTTACTCTTGGCATCTTCAGGAAAGTCCTTCTCAGTAACATGCGCTGCACGATAAGCTACAATGTCACCGTCGATTAAAACCTTCCCATCTATCATCAGAAGCTCCCAAAGACCATTTTACCATCGTCCTTCTCAAAGGCTACATCTGTAACATAACAAAACCCAGCTGACTTAGTTGCGTCAGTGTATGCGTTAGACAAGCCCCAGAGATCATCTATGTTGTGACGTTCAATAACATTCTTACCCTCAAACCCATCGTCTTCACTGTCGCTCTCAAAGATGATTGTTACCTTCATTTGACTACCCCACCATAAACATTTTATCGTCTTCAGTTGGCTCTCCTGAAGTGTAGGGTACATGCTCAGTGATACCTACGTTAAGAAGGCGTACACCAGCACCATTAGAGTAAGTCTCAAATTGAACCTTAGCTTTAGTGCCGTTACCTAGAGGCCCATCTTCCTCAAAGCTCCACAGTGTCTTCTTGTCCATACCGTTTGTAAGATTGACAATGTTTGGTGCGCCACCGTAGTCCTTCTCAAAGGGCTTACCGTAGCGGTCAGTAAAGTTCTTAACGTCCTTAACCATACGCTTGAGTTTCATGTATTTACCAATACCATACTGAGCATCTCCGTCGATAATACGGGGGCTGTTCATTGGCTCTGGATCTAACCCATCTTCTAGTAGTTGACTGATTTGATCTGGGTCTGTGAAATAACCTTGAACAATATACTGACCACCTTTATCAGCAATACTCTTAGCCACACGGTTACCTTTAGGGTCTCCGTAGTCAGCGTTCTCAGGGAATACTTTAGCGTATTGTAGTACCATATCCATTGTGTATTTAGCCATGTGTCGAGTTCCTTTTCGTTAGGGCTGTATTATATATTAGGCACCTAAAAGAATAAAATATAAGCACCTTTGAGTATTTTTTTACACTTTAGTGTATCTCTGCATAAGTGTTGCCAAATTGCACATCTGTACCTAATGGCACGTTCAAACTTAGCTCTTCATTAAGCTGAGATACTGCCTTTTCCATCTTATCTTTTACAACTTCTTCTTCTCCTTCTTCTACCAAGGCGATAACCTCATCGTGAAATTGACCAATGGTTTTAATGCCCTGTTTCCTACATGCAGCAACCCAACTGTCAAAGCAATACACTCCTGTGCTTTGGTTAAGTGTACTGAACCTATCCTTCTCATTGCGTAAACTGTACCAGAATTTAGAGACTGGATTAAACAGCCAATACCCATCCAGGCATTCTTTAACCTTAGCTACCTCTGCAACCCTCTGTACTGACCAGTTACGTGACCAAAAGGCATCTATTAGTGCCTTAGCCTCTCTTAAGCTCATATCCGTCTCACGGGCCAGTTTAGAGGCTCCTACGCCATATGTAGCACTGTAGTTGACTACCTTGTAGTTCTTGCGTAGTGACTTCAAGCTACGTTCCCCTGAGTTATGCTTATCAATGTCCTCTTGTGTGATAACACCAGCATGTTTAGCTAAGTCTAAGTGTGGATCAAAGCCCTCTTTACTCATTTCAGCTACATAATCGGGGTCTAATGGTTTCATGTAGTGTCGCTTGGTTGTGTCTTCTAAGCTAGTCATGTCAGCCCCACACAAGGTGTAACCATCAGGTGCAGTCAGACATCCACGTATCTCAGCACCATAGGGCTTTTCCACTGA